CGGGGCGGACGCCCACCGCGACGCCCGCTACGCGCAATCTGCTCGGTAGCTTCGTTAAGACGATCGGCGGCTTGCTCTTGAACACCTTGCAACGCTTGATCAAAGCCTCTAATTGCCTGCTCTAGCGGACGATTAGGCGCTGCAATGCGCAGTCGGTCTCGCGCTTGATTTAGTCTTGAGGTTTGCCGAACATCCCTGAGGTCGCGGCGGTCAAGCTGTGCAGACGGTCTTGCCGCTACAGCCGCAGGCCCACCATTGATAGCGTCAAGGTTGGCCTTGATTTCCTTCAGTTGCTTGTCAAGCGCGTCAAGTTTCCCTTGATTGCGGATGACAATATCCAGATACTCGGTGTAGGCCAAGGTGGGTAGACCGAGCTGGATCGGCCCAGTCTACAGCCTTCGGGTCCGAGCGGCCCGGTCCTGCTCTTCCTTGCGGATCTTGGCGACCACAGCGATGTAGGCGGACCAGCCCAGCAGCTCCTCAAACGTCATGATCTCGAACAGCGTGGACAAGGTGATACGAAGTTCCTTGGCCACGCTGAAAGCGAGCATCATGAAACCATCAGACCGCAGCTCCTTTTCCAGTTGCTGGGCTTTTGGCATCGGCCGTCATCGGAGCCTCCCCTTCGTCGTCATCATTGCTGAGGATCGCACCGATGATCTTTTGCACGTCCTCATCGCGCACGGCACGCTTCAGCTCGGGGATGTCGGCAACGTTAAACAGCTTCTCGCCGTTTTCGTCTTTGGCGCACTGCACAATCAGTTGCAGCGCAAACGCGCCGGCATCATCGGACTTGGCATCCTTCTGCGCCCGCTCACGCTCGGCCATGGTCAGCGGCGCATGATACAGCACGAAGTCAGTGCCATCCGACAGCGGGATAACCTTCCGCATCGGCTTGAGATTTGCGGCGGCTTTCAGCCTGTCAATCGCACGCATGTCTGAATAGTGGTGGGATGCCGCAACAGTCTACAGCAAAAGGCCCCCGGCGGAAACCGGAGGCCAGTCGCTTCAGCACCGTTGATCAGAGATCAACGTTGAGGATCCGAGTCGGGGTGCCGGCAAAGCTGAAGTTCAGCGTTGCCTCCGAAGGATCATCGGGCGTCACGTTGGCATCGAAGCCTTCGATCGAAATCGGCGCTTCGATGTAGCTGGAAGCCACGTCGTCCGGCATCGGATTGATGATGTTGCCGTCGCTGATCGTGTCGATGTAGAGCTTCACGCGAGCACCATCCTGCGAGCGCAGCATGGAGTTGGCCAGCAGCCGAGACGACAGGCTGGTCTGGTCGCGTGAGAAGCGAACAGTCATCGAGCCGGTGCCATCGGCGTAGCCAGCCTGCCGGGTGCGGAAGGCGGCGTACTTGCCCTGGCCTTGGCCGATGCCAGCAGGCAGCGAAGTGGTATCAAGCTGCTCACGAGTCATGTTGATCGTGAAGCTCGACACCTGCGCCACTGCAGCAAACTCGGCGTAGCTGATGCGAATGTGACCGCCGGGGCTGTCAGTCGGCAGCGGCGTGATGGTCGCCACCGTGATCTGGAAGCCGGCCCCAGTGCCGCCGAGCAGCGAGTTGGGAGCGGTCAGCACGTCACCCACGGCGTACTTCACGCCGCCTGCGCCGGGAGCAGTGTCCAGAACGCAGGCAGTGACACCGCCGCCGGACACGGTGATGTCAGCAATGGCGCCCGTGCCGTTGCCACCCGTGAGAGGGACGTTGGCGTAGGTGCCGTTGACGTAGCCGGAGCCATTGACGCGGGCGCCGAAGGTGAGCACCGCACCACGGTTGGAGGCCGGAGCGCCGCCGTCAGCATTGAAGGAGACGGGGGTGCCACCCAGGGACGCCAGGATCTGAACCTGAGTCGGCTGGGTCAGGCCGATGTAGTAGGTGGTGCCAGCGGTCAGCTCGGAATCGAGCACGCCGCCTTCAGGCATGAAGGTAACGGGATCGCCCGGCTTGAAGTCGTGGGTGACAGGCACCTTCACGAAGCTGGAGCCAAGCGGAAAGTCGGTCAGGTCGAGCAGACAGTGGCTCGTGCCGGCGGGCTTGAACCAGACCGACCCATCCTGCCCGGTGAGGACAGATTGAGTGCAGGAAACAGGCATGGTGCCTCGTTGGAAAGATCAGGGCGGGGGCGTCCGATCTCGCGGCCACTGGCCGGTTGCCCTGAGTCTAGCTCCGGCGCGGCTCGTCGTCGTTCATGATGTTCGTCGCCAGCGCCAGCGCGTTCATCCCGAGCGCCGTCCATGCGCCAGCGGCGATGTTCCGCGACTCGTTGCAGCCTTGGCCGCCGCCGTTCGCCGCGCACGCCGCCCAGTCCACGGTGTTGATGACAGCGCCAGCGGCGACCCCCGCAGCAGCGGTGATCAGCGCCGCCTTGACGATGCCGGGGGTCACTTGCCGTATCCCTTGGGCTTCGGCTTCGGCTTGCCCTTGGCGGCAGGCTTGCGGGCGTGGGCAGCGGCCTGCTGGCGCTCGCGTTCGATCCGTTGTGCCATGGCCAGGGGTCCGTTGGGATCTGCGGCCTCAGCATAGCCCGGCGGCTCAGTGATGCCACCGCCAGCGAGAATCTGTGTCCAGTTCATGCTGTGTTATCAGTAATCCCAGCGTACACGAGGCCGATTCGCTCTGATGCCAAGATGAACGAATCCCTTGGGCGCACCGTATCCGAGGCTGTATGGCCAGTTGCTGTCACACCAATCCTGCACAGCTTTCGTATCTACGCCTCTGATGTAGAAATCAACGGCACCGACTCCGGGGGCGTTGTATAGGTGCTCGGAGCCGCTGGCGCCACCGACAGAACGATTGATCGCAGGCGGGCGATAGCCGCTGGTGATAATCACGGGCTTGCCGCCAAACTTTGCACGGCAACGTTCCATAAACGCAGCAAGCTCAGCGGCAGTGTCTACCTGATGCTGATGGTTAAAGCGACGTGCTTCCTGATCCAGCGCGAACTCGCCAAGCCGAATGTGCGGCGTCAGTCGCGTTGAGAATGGGGAGCCAGGCAGCACGCGACCTGGGGCTGGATCGGAATTGTCTCGATACTCTTTGATCCATTCGTTGTCAGCGCCCAGCAACCCAGGGCGTGCCGCAAGCATCTGCTTGCGAAGATTCAGCAACCCTTTGCGCTGCCCCTCCAGCCCTTTGTAGTTGCTGAAGAAATTAAGGAACTGTTCTTCGGTCAGTAGATCAAGAGTCATTTCTTTCTTACTTCCTCAAGGATCTGCTTAAGATAGACGCCATGTTCAGTGATTGACGTTTCCAGCTTCTTGATGTCTTCGTCCTGCCGTGCGTTTGTCTGCTCGTGCTTGATGTCAGCAGCCTGTGCGGCTTCCATGCTGTAGCCGAGATCGTTCAAGCGCATGGCGCCGCTCCAGACGCCGAGCGCGATGATCCCCAGGACGCCCGTGATCGCCCAGCGGGTCACGTCCATCTGGACCTGCACCCACTCAAACTCGGGCGGCACGTTCCGCCGGCTCGGCAGCGGTCTGCGGGTGGCGAAGAATCCCATGGCCGAGCGGCGTCTCCTGCGAAGGACCGGAGCCAGCGGAAAGAACATGGCCGGCTCGGCGTGCAAGCCGATTCTACTGCGGCCACGCAGCAGGCGCCGTGCCGGCCAGGGCGGTGGTGATGGCGACGAAGATCGCTTCGCGTTTCATCGTCATGGCTGCAGTGTGTAGAGGCCGCTCAGCTCGTGGGCATCCATCAGCCCCAGCAGCTCGCCAACCTGCGCCGGGTCAGACTGGCTGCCGATCAACTCCATCAGCCGCCAGATGGCCTCCTGAATGTCGGCCTGATTCGGGTAGCCAGCGATGGCCTCAATGATCTCGACCCGAAGCCGCAGCAGCCGCAGCTCCACGGCATCGGAGTAGCGGGCCATGCTGACCAGCCCGGCCCATGCAGCGGTGGCCTTGAAGTCGTTCCAGAAGGTGGCGTAGTTCGGGTCCATCAGTAGGCGGCCTCCACATAGATCCGTGCCAGCGTCATGGAAACGGCATTGGCAGCAGTGTGCGCCGTGCCGTTGCTCATCTGGCACTGCGGCGACATGTAGGTGGTGTTGCCGGGCAACGTCGTTGTGCTGCTGCCGGTATAGCTCACGCTGTTCACGATGTCATCCAGCCTGTAGAAAATCTCAGTCCCGTTCGGCGGGCAGTACATCATGAAGTCATAAACGTTATTCGCCGCGATGGCATTTGTCAGGTTGATGGCCGTCTTGGTGGTCGTCGTGCCGTCCCTCGTTACGAGGTTGAACGCGCCCGAGCCGCTGGCCGGATTCGTGGTGTCGTGCCACAGACCTACGGTGTGGTTCGCCACGGTGTCCGACGTGCAGATTGACGTGGTGGCGCCAGCACCCTGTAGGCCCGCAAACATCCTGATGGTCGGGCCTGGGTAAATGCCAATGCCGAACCGCGCAAAATAGAAGAACCCACCAACGCCTGCCGCGTTGCCCCTGACAAACGCCATCTCTGCCGTGGTATTCATCCTGACGCCAAGTTGCTGGTTCTGTGTCGTCACCACGTTGGTGTAGCTGGTGCGACGCATCCGCGTCTGGAAGTTCGTGATCGCCGGGGCCGTATGTGACACCGTGCCGCCGGATGTCCATGCCGTCTGAAAAGCGTTACCGCCCGTGCCGGTCGTGCCAGACTGCGGGCTGAACATCATGATGTTGTTTGAGAAAATGCTGGGCTGCAGCACCATGGCGTTGCCTGTTGGCCCCTTCATCGCCAGCATGAAGCGATCAGCCTTTGAGACCGGGTATACGATCAGGCTTGATGCTTCTGCCGCTGCTGGTGCGCTACTGGGGGCAATGAGCTGCAGGTTGTCGCTGCTGATCTCGACATTCGCCGCACCGGCCAACGCGCCGCCGCTGTTGTATTGAACCTGCGTGTTACTGCCGCCGGCTGATGCGCTGCCGCTAGCCTGATCAACCCATTCGGTGTCAAAATCGGTGTTGCTGTTCTTCGCCAAAACCTGCCCAGTAGCGCCGCCAGCGGGAACGCCCACGCCATCGGCGCCAGCGGAGCCAGGATTGCCTTGCGGACCTTGGGGGCCGGCCGCACCCGCTGGCCCTGTGTCGCCTTGCGGACCTTGGGGGCCGGCCGCACCCGCTGGCCCTGTGTCGCCTTGCGGCCCCTGAGGTCCGACCGCCCCTGTCGCGCCAACAGGGCCAGGATCCCCTTGCGCCCCCTGCGGACCAGTCGCCCCCGCCGGCCCTGGGACGGTCGAATCAGCGCCCGGCGGCCCCTGTGGCCCTGTCGGTCCCGTGGGTCCAGCAGGGCCTTGGGGACCTGGGACAGTTGAAGCTGGGCCAGCAGGGCCTTGGGGACCGGCCGGACCGGCGGGACCGGCGGGACCGGCGGGACCGGCGGGACCGGGAACGGTCGAATCGGCGCCGGGTGGCCCCGCAGGGCCTTGAGGCCCGGTCGCCCCGGTCGCCCCTGTGGCACCTGCAGGACCAGCGGCCCCCTGCGGACCAGTGGCACCAGCAGGCCCAGCAGGCCCAGCGGCGCCAGCAGGCCCAGTAGGACCAGTAGGACCAGCAAGCCCTTGGGGTCCGACCGGCCCAGGCAAGCCATCGAGTCCATCAGCGCCGGGCAGTCCCGGCTCGCCCTGCGGCCCTCGCGGGCCACCGATCGCCACGCGCACGCCACGAACACCTGCACGCTCCTGCACGCGCACTTTGACGACGTTCTTGACTGTGCGAACAACTGTCATGGCGGTGCTTCGGTCACATTGCGGTCGAGAATTGCAAGCCCTTGCAGATAGTAATCACGATCGCCACTTGGCATTACAGCCAAAAGATCCCAGTAGCCGTTTTTGGTGACAGGCTTCGTGTCATCCCAGTCAGCACGCACGCGAATCTTGCACTCGATGGAATCTGGATTATCGGGATCTTCGCCCTCCACCAGTACGTCATCAACAACGACTGTCAGCGCAAGCAGCAAGGTCTCCCGCTTGTCGCTCGTCCAGATTGATGCGTGAAACTCAACGCCAGTTGCATCAAACGGCAGCCAAAAAGTTTCTTCCAGCGTTGCACGCTGCGGAATGATCAGTTTGTAATCGCCGGGGATGACTGTCATGGCTGCATTATAGAGACCGGTAGCTTGCTCGGATCGAGCAGCTCAGGCGGGCCTGGAAGTGCGGCGCTGACTGCAGTGGCGTCAAGCGAGGCCCGCTGATCGGCCCCACGCGGGCCACCACCTCGGCGTCATGCGCATACAGCTCTGCGTTGATCCGCGCCAGCGCCACCAGCATGGCCTCGCCCAGCGCCTGCGCCCGGCCCGGCCCTTTCCCCTTGGGCACGAAAATCTCCACGATCAACGTGCCCATAATGCGCTCCATCATGCCGCCAACCGTCAACTCGTGCATGTCGCCATAGCTCAATCGAACTAGCGCAAACTCTCTCTCACCTTGCTTATCAGCGTAGTAAGCGTTGTCTGTGTAGACAGGAATTGGATCGCCGGTAAATGCGGCAAGCGCATCTTCTACGACGACTTCGTAATAGCGACGGATTTTCTGCAGTGCGTAGCCGCTCATCGCTGTGTCCTCGCTACCGCCGATCGAGCGCCATCGCGCACGTCTTTGGCGAATTGCCCGCCTTGCGCGTAGTTCACATACCAATCACGCTCAGCGGTTGATACCGCACCGCCGGGCGCAGAGCCATCAACTTCACCACGGAACGCGCCTGTGCGTTCGCCCTGATCCACAATGTCGCCCTTCGGCGGTGTTGCAGGCCGAATCCACACGCCCGGCTCCAGATCCATCGCTTCCGGCGCATAAGGCGATTCATTGCGGATGCTGTAACCGCGCTGCGGGTCACTGCCTGGCTTCGGTTGACTTAGTTTCGGCACAAAGCCGCCTTCCTGCGCGGGCTCAACTGATGGCCCGATCGGGTCTGCCAGCCAACGTGTACGGAACTTGCCGCTGTAGTTCGGGCTGATTTCGGTGACAGCATTGACGACACGGCTTGTAGCGATACGCGCCTGGATGTTCTGCCTGCGCTGAATGTCGGGCACCACGCGATCAAAGCCTTTTTTTGCGCTTCCGGGTCGTCTCATTGCGGCCTCGCCATCACGATGTACGCCACAGCGCTGTCGCCACGAAACTGTTTGACTTCGACAACTCGTGCTACGACTGTCGCGTCATTTTCCATGTACTCAAACTCATCGTCAACGCGAATCGGCTCATCGCCAATTACGTCGGGGTCAGGAATGATTTTGACATCTGTTTTCTGCGTCAGTGCCGACACTTCTTCGGGCTTGACAGGCGAAATCACGGCTTTCAGCGGCAGCCGAGTCGTCGCTGTCGAGATTTCTCCGGTGTCAGTGTCATACTCGGCTTCGCCCGAGCGGATGAACACCATGTCAGATCCGAACTTGCGGACCAGCATCCCTGCAGTTCTGCCGAAGATTTTATCGATTCTGCTCATGTCAGCCTCGATAACGCCGAATCATGCGGCTATCGCCAAAGTCCACCCAGCAGGCGAGCATGTCGCGCAGCCACGGGAACGCACGGATCAGCGCCGGGTCGGTCTCCTTGGTGCCGTTAGACAGCCGCGCCGCTGGCGGGAAATACTCGACCGTGACTGCACCTTCCACCCGCTCCTGCTTCGTGAGCCCGGAGGCGCCCTCAGCGGCCTCCGCAGGGACCAGCGCCCCTTGGTTCCGGTGCAGCGCCAGCGCCAGCTCACAGAAGGCCATGCCGACGCTGTAGGGCAGCGCGTCAGCGGTCGCTTCGATGCCGTTGCATGTCACACCCACCCTGGGCAGCTTGCCCGTCTGCGACGGGTCGGCCTTCTCGCCGTTCCAGTTCAGCGTCTCAAACCACTGAGTCGCCTGCCCGATCGCCAGGTTCTTCTGCGGGGTCGTCAGCGCGGCCCACGCCGCAGCGTTCTGTGACGCCACGAAGTAGGCGTCAACCTCAGCGAGCGTCAGCGGCGGCGTCAGGACGGCGATCGGCACGGCCCAGCGCCGAGAAGTGCCGCCAGTCTACGGCCTCCCGCCCTCAAGGCGCCAGATCAGCCGCTGCAGATACCAGTGGGCCTTTTTGGCATCCTCCAAGGGATTCCCCTTGAGCCATAGACGCAACAGATACTTTAGCGCTTGCCCATGGGCGTAGCCATCTTCGGCTGTCAGTGCAGATTTGATGGCATCTTCGATGATGTCGATGGCCTCTGCTTTCCCCGCCGTGTAATGCGGCGGATGGTTGACGAAATCAGGTTTTTCGGTCAAAAAAATGGGGGCCGAAGCCCCCAGAGGATACCACAGATCAGGTGATCAGGGATTGACCGCAAGCGGCGTGTTGACAACCATCCGCACGATGGGGATGAGCTTGGCGCCTTGCGCGTAGGCCATCGTCCAGTTGCCGGCAGTGCCGAGCTGGGCGTTGGTGGGGCTGCCGAGCGGGCCGCCGTAGGTGAGGCCGGGGATGCCGAAGCTGTAGTGAATGTCAGGAGACATCATCCACTGCTTCGACTCTAGGTTGTATCCGTAGTCGATGTTCAGGTCTTCCTGAACACCCTGCTTGATGGCACCGGGCTCAAACAGGTAGACGGGATACTTGTCACCGTTGACAGCATCAGTGGTCGGCACAAGCCGATCGTCAACCACCGTGCGGAGACCCGCAAAGTAGGCAACGTCGGTATCGGTGACGCCGATGCCGCCAGCGCCCCACGCAGGAGTCGCGGTCACGGAGGTCGAGCTTGCCCAAGTGAGCATCCCGATGTCCTGCAGATAGTGAGACACGTCGCTGTGCATCGCAATCATGCGGAGACGCTTGGAACGCTCACCCAGCTTCGCCTTGGCGCGGGTAACCGAAGAGGAAGTCAGGAAGTTCGCCGCCGTGGACGGGCCGGCGCCAGTGCGGCTGACGTTCAGCACGTTGCTCACCAGCGGACCGCCAGAGGCGAACACGCCAGCCAGCATGGTGATGAGCGTGTTGCTCTTGTGAGCAGCGAGCCCTTCACCCAGATAGCGGGCAGCGGCGCCCAGCGGGTCGATGCCGGAACCGAGCTGCGACAGCTTATCCGCAGCGACCAGGAAGCCCCGGTGCATGATCGGATAAATCTGCGTGCGGCTGTTGACCTTTTGCGGGGTCAGGTGGCCGGCGCCGCTTTGGCCCCAGGTGTCATTGGATTCAATGACTTCCTCAAAGGGCTCAAACGGCAGAACCAGCGGCAGCGTGGTGCTGATACCACCTTCGCGGCAGTCCAGATTGGCGTCGCGGGTGATAATGCCGGAGTTGGTGAACGCAAACTGCGAGAAGATTTCCTCGTAGACGGCGGCCTTGAAGCGCTCATTGGCGATCAGGTCACCAAGGAAAGTGCTACCCCAGTTGGGAGTACCCCGCGTGCCGATGGCTACGGGAGTAGGGGTCGAAAAATCCCCCAGGTTTTGAAGTGCCATGTTGGCTCAAAAGCGATGTTGGTGTTATCGCTGCGCGGCTTTCTGCCGGTTGGCTTCTTGCCGAAGAATCGCGGCCTTCTCCGGCTCTCGTGTTTCCAGCGCCAGTTGCATAGTCAGGTTACCCGTGATGTACGGGTTATCACTTGGCGGAATGTTGGTGCTGCCGACTGCAGCGTTCGATGCCCCCATGCCGGGGGCGCCGCCCGCGACAAAGAAGTGTTCGTAGCCGCTGTTGGCTTGCTTGAGAGTCGGAAGAAACTCGCTCAGTGACTGCTCGACGCCCCCGTTAAGCGCCACCGGCGTTCCTTCTTTGTCCCGAATGATGCCTTCCGCTTCCAGCAGCTTCAGGAGCTGCTTGGGATTCACAACCTGACGATCGGCCTGAATCTGCTCTAGCGCGGTCTGCTCCAGCCGTTGCCGGGCCGACTGCTGCTGCATGGACTCGATGTCCTTGGTGAGCTTGCTGATTTCCTTGGCCTTGTCCTTGAGCGCCGTCTGAGCAGCCTCAAGATCAGCCTTGAGCTGCTGCACGAGAGCCGGGTAGTCGCCTGACTGCTCCAGCGTTTTCGCCTTCTTCGTCGCGGCTTCGTCCTTGATCCGCTGCAGCTCTGCCGACATCTCGCGGAGGCGATCGTTCAGCTCGGCGTTCTTGCGACCCTGCTCAGTGCGATCTTGCGTGAGAAGCTCGATCTTGCGTTGCAGGTCAGCGACGTTCGGATTTGGCGGCACTGCAGCAGGTGGCGTCACGGACGCGGCCTGGGGATCCACGGGATCGGGTGCAGCGGTGCTCATCGCATACGTTGAAGGCACCTCTACTGTACACGATGCAGCCCGAAGCGGGAAGCTCGGGCGGAATTGCTCTTATCCGCTCCTGATGGTGTAGGATTATCAGGCAACTCACCCACACCTATCAACAACGTGGAAACTGCCCTTACTGGTGCCGAACTCGCCGCACAGGCTCAGGCACTCGCCGCCGAAGGCTGCACTGAAGCCGAAGCCGCTATCGCTTGCGGCTACTTCTCCGAGAAGGATGGCCAGCGCCGCCCCGCTGTTCTGCGCTTCCTGCGCGGCCTGATGCAGGCTGGCGTTTCCGTCGCCTTCACCAGCAAGCGTGCCGCGCCGCAGTACGACAACCATGTGCGCGTCACCAAGCTGGGCCAGCTCGTCGTCGGCCCCCGCTTCACCCGCGCCGTCTCCGGTGCCGGCGATCTGTACGAGATCACTCACACCGAGGACTACGGCCAGATCGTGCTGACCAAGGTGCGCGAAGAAGTCGCCGCTGAGCTGATCGAGACCGGCAAGGTCCGCAAGCAGCGGAAGTCGAAGGCCGCCGCTACCGAGACTGCCGCTGAAGAGCAGGTGCTCGTCGCTTGATCTGATCAGTCCGACCACCGTTAGACGTTGATTGCGGCTGTGCAGCCATTTTCTGCATAGCCGCTTTTTCTTGGTTATCCGTAATCTCTTTCATCTTGGCGTCAATGTCGGATGCTAGTTTGTCCACATCGGCAGAATCCGGCAGAATCTCGCCGTATTTGAGAATCTGCACGAACTCCTTAGTTGGCAGTTGACCTTCTTTGTGCAGTGTGCCGATAACAGAAACGTCCTGCCCAAGCAGCCGCGAGAAGTCAAAGTCACGATCCAGCGTCAAGACTGGCGGCTCTTTGCCGGCATAGAGTGCCGCCAGCTCAAACATCTTGTTCAAGCAGCGTTCCAGCTCCATCGAAATCAGCGCCAGCGTGCTGTTGGCTTGTGCCTGATCGATACGCTTGGCGCCTTCCGACTCGGCCACCATCTTCTGTCCAACCAGCTTGGTCGTGCCCAGTGTCGCCATCTGCTGCTCCAGATCCTCCAGCAGCTCCTTCTGCGCCTGATACGCTGCCGGATCAGTTGTCAGATAGTAGGCTTTGTTGCCGGGATCTAGCCTGAGTGCGTAGTTGACACCAGCGATCAAGAAGTTCGCATTTTCATGCGCTTCCAGAATCAACTGCTGCATTGCAGCGATATGAATACTGTGCAGCCGATCAGCTTGCGCTCGGAAGTGCGCCAGATTGATGTACGCCAGATCAATCAGCAGCGGCGTTGACATCATCATGCCGCGACGGTTTGTGTAGAGCGTCACCAGCGGGATTTCCTTAATCTTGCCAGCGCCGTAGGTGCTGCGCTCCACTGCGATCAACTCGCCTTCGCTGTGCAGCTCATAACGGCCTGGATAGATCACGCGCATCTGCTCGATCGTGCGCTCCATGTAATCGTCTGTCGTCTCGGGAATCACAGCCTTGCTGATCAGCCGCACCTGAGACAGCGGGGAGTACGGCGCTGTGCTTGCCTGTCGCCAGCCGTAGCACTGCGGCGCCGTGTACGAGACGAAATACGGACGGATGCCGTTCAGCCGTGCGTCATACAGTGTACGGTTTGCAGCGGTATCCGGCGGTGCATCGACAAGCGTGAACGCATGACCATCGCGCAGCGCATCAATGAGATAGCTCTTCGCAAACTCATTCAACGAACTACCCAGTCCGTCAACGTCTTTCGCAAAGTCTTTCCAGTAGTCGTCGCCAATCAGCTCGATCGGCCGGCGCAGCACGATGCCTGCGGCGTTCTCGATCAGCCGCAGCACGTAGGGCGTCAGCACCGCCT